CCTCGTTTGGTATAGTGCCTAAATAAACTCCTGCCGTATTCGTTACAGTTGTAACTGTTACGGGGTCACCGTTAGCTCTTTGAATAGTCATGGTCTTAGTACCTCCGCTCGGAGTATCTACCGTGCTATTACCGTTGATTGTTATCGTAACATCTTCACAAGTCTCACTAGGTGGTGGTGTAATCCCATCCATTGGAATGATACAACTATCATAACTGAAGTTCTCATAGAATGTTATTGTAGCTTGGCATCCAGTTAATCTATCTGGTGTTACATCTTCTAAAGTCTCAACACTAATATTAGTATCAATCCCCATGCTAGGGTAGTTTACATCTTGAACCCAATAAGCAACTAAATCTTGCAAACATTGTATCATGTCTGACTTTGCTTTAGCATACTCATGAAAGATCAACTCACTACCTCTATCAGATGGTGTTTCAACTCTTGTTAAGAAAGACACGATAAAACTATACCCGTACTGTTTATTCTGTACTGGGTTAGTGGTATCTTCCATCCACATCAAAGGGTATTTGTAAGTCGGCTCTTGGTCGTGATCTGTTTTCTTAAACGGTTCTCCGTTTCCGAACGTTTCTATCACATAATGAGCGTCTGCAAACTCTTTGTTTAGTTTTATTATTTGATTGTAACTTAACATAGTATTCTAGTAACTTCTTATCTCCGTTTTTCATTAGTAATCAAATCCATTTGTTTTCTGTCCAAAGTTGCCAAGAAACACACTCACTGTTGGCTTTTGTCTCTGCGCCCTAACCTCATCTGAAGTTGAGTAAGTTGTGTACTCTGGAAAAGTGCTTGTATTAGCACATAAATATCTTTCTATCTTCTCAGCATATTGCTCTGCTTTGTCTCTGAATTTATCTACTAAGTAGTTGTGCGTTTGATAGTCTACTGGGTCTGAGAAGTCACCTCTATCTGTCATTACACTTTTGTTTCTCATCTTGTAAAGCATAGAGATTTGAGATTCCATTAAAGTGTAATTTAGTAGACATGGAGCGATATAAGTATTATTCAATGTCACTAATCTACCAGTAGTTAAAGAACCACCGTTTGTATCTATCTCATCTTTGATTACATTGTAGAGTGGCGTTCCTATAACGTCTTGAATGTATAACTCTTGACAATCCCAAATAATAGGGCGAATCAATTTATCATAGTTTACATTCTCATCTACTATACTGTTTTCAAAGAAGTATGCTTCATTAAAAAATAAACTCCTAGCCATTTCTTTTTCTCCTTACTATTTCCATTGCCCAGGTATGTCTGCAATGTGGTTTAATATTTCCGTTGTCATTCCAGTAACCGCCACCACTTCTAAATACATCTAACTCACCGTTGGTGTTGTTTCTCATTCTTTTAATCTCTTCAAGTGTCCAACGCTTTGTTAATGATTGTGCTAGTAATCTTTTACAAAAAGGTCTAGTACCCGTTTTTGTTTTACCTACACCAATTCTTGTAACATACTTATAAACAACAAACACTTCATCTGCTATTTCTGTTTCACCCTCGTTTGTTACTTCATCATCTTCGTTGATTAATCCTTGATCTTTTAGATTGTTGTATATTGGCTCAATCTCTGAAACTGGTTTTTTTGTAAGTTCAGATAATCTATCTAACCCTATACCTGGAGAACCTTTTAAGATTCTTAGAATTAATATCTCTGTTGAGTTTAAAAACTCTTCTGCTTTTTCTTCTGCTTCTTCTATTGAATTGAAACAAGATTGCTTCTCTCCGATTACCTCTAAATCTTCTACATCAATACCACATAAAGAAAGCTCATGTAATATTGTATCTTGTTTAGACATCTGAATAGTTGTCTCACTTCTTCTTTCTATTCCTCCATCTGGTGTGCTTAATCCAACTATTGCTCTAATCTCTTCTAAGCTCATTGACTCTAGAACCTTAGTTGCTACTAGTGGTGATATAGTTGCTAGTGCATCAGCAACAGCATTAGCTTCTGCTTCTGATTTTGGAAGTCCTGCCATCTCTCTAGCTTCATCAGTAGTTGTAACACTCAACACATCAGCACTTGATAACTGTGCTTGTATTGGGTCTAGTCTCTGAATCTTTACTTCTCCTTTGATCTCATTGTAAGCTCTAATAGCATTTAAATGATTTTCAATCAACATTTGTTTTCCTTTAACATAATAAGATTGGAAATCTTCAATAGCCGTTCTCTTTTCGTCTGCGTTGTTATTAAAGCCGTTGTTGCCCTCTAAACCAACTACAACAGGGTCAACTGTATGCCCTGCAAATATCTCTTCTCTAATCTGTTTGTTTAAGTTGATGAATCTATCATCTTGACCGTTCGGGTCCAGTGGTTCAATCTTAGTACCTTCAACACCTATATCATTGAAACTTAAAATAGGTTTACCAGCGTTGTCCGTTCCATGTAATCTTGATTGCCAATACTGTGCAATCTTTCCTTTTTCTTCAGAAGATGGCTCACCATTATAGAAGCTAACCATCCACCCAGCAGATAGACCATTTTTGACGTTATTTAAAACGAAGTTGCTTATCTGATAATCAGCTTCTACATAAGCACAAGAAGCGGTGTATTCTGGTACTGGATATGGGTTTATCTCATCATCAAAATCTACTACAATATATCTTTTATTTCTGTCCATTGACTCTTGCCAATCCCACTCATGAAATACAGTGAAATCTGGATTCTCTTCAGGACGTCTACAACCCCAATCAGAAGTGTAGTACCACAATGCTGGTTTTAATCTTCCTTGTTCGTCATATTCTTTTTTTGATCTTCTAAGAAAACCAAAGTTGATGTAATACCCAAAAACTTTTCTCCCTGCTTTGTCTGGTATTACCTCGTAACTAAGACCGCCTAACTTAGTTAAGTTCAATGCTAACTTCTTAACAAATCCACTCTCATCATATTTATGAGTGAAGTTTCTAAGCTCAATTTGTTCTTGTAAGTTTAAACCTCTATCCTCTGGCTTTAATCCTTTACCGTTAATGAACAAACACTTTCTATTAATGATTGCTCTATGCTTAGAAGATGAGTTGTACAACCATTCATAATAAGACGGCTGTAGGTTATTCCATTCTCTATCAACAGAATCATAACCCCAAAGAATCCAATCTTTAGATTTTAACTCTTTAAACTCTGGTGCTTTATGAGCAGAAAACTCAAATAATTCACCCTTTTGATTCATTAAGTAATTCATATTACATTTTCAGAATAAGACACCGATATAACGTTCTCAGTGTAGTTGCTAGTTTCACTATCTATTATTCTTGCTAAAGTTGTTTCTACTATTCCAGTTGAGTTGTCTGGGTCTAAGTTAGTTGAGCTTGATTGCTCATACACATTCAACTCATAAACCCCAGTTGCTCCAAGAATCAAACTTCCATTCTCAGGGTCATCTGCTCCCTCTGTTATAGTAAATTTATTGAATCTTTCTTTCTGTGCTGCTGTTGCCAGGTCTGTACTAATCACTGGGTAGTCATTTCCACCTCTTGAAAATACAAACAAATAAACTGGTGTATCAAGAGTTGTGTTCTCTTTCAGTGTCAGTATCAGATTCTGATTCGTTGTCGCTTTCTGCAAGATAATCATTCAACTTCTTTTTTAATGTTTTTAAACTAGAGTTTGATCTATAAGAGATACCATAAAAATCTAGGTTTTCTTTTATCTCTTCAATCTCTGTTTTTTCAAATACATCTAAACCAAGCAAAGTGTAAAACTCATACTCTGCTGGGTCTTGTGTAATCGTTGCAGTAAACTTAATCCCGTTGTAGCTCACTACATACTTTTTTCCAATTTCTTCTTCTCTTACCATAAGCGTTCAATATACAAAAAAAGGGCGAGAGTTTAACCCTCAACCCTCCTTTATTATAGACTATGAAAAACTAGATTTTAGCTTAATTCTCCAGAGATTGTTAATCCACCAACAGTAGCCGAGCTAACTGTGTATGGAAGTACTCCCTCTTCAGCAGTGATAGTTAATGTATAACCATTCATATCCTGCTTGTCTACACCAGTTACTCTTTGTACTGATGTCACTTCTGCACCGTTAGTAATTCCAAGAACATGATAAACATCATTGTTATCTTGATAAATTACCGCAAGTGGCTTTGACATTAACAACTCAAGCTGTGTGTTCTTACTAGCTGATAAGTTAAAAAGTGTGAAAGTTAATGTTGATGTGAAAGTAACAGTACCCATTTTCGGGTCGTTTACTCCCTCTGTTGTATCACCAGCAATAAACTTTCTTACTTGATAACGATAAAAGTTAGTAGCTCCAGCTTGTGTTAATGCAGTTACTTCTCCACTTGTAACAGTGTAAGAAGATACGTTATCCCATTGAGTGACTAAGATCGAACCTGGTTTAATACCACCAATTCCTTCACTGCACTCATAATCGAATCCGTAAGTTAATGCTCCACATGCCATATTTAATTATTTAAAAAAGCAAGGGGAACTAACCCCCTGCCATTATTATTTATTCTTATGATGCTCCAGCACCCCACTTAACGATATAATCAGAGAATTTATAAGTAATTCCTCTTTTAAATCTGATTAGTGTTTTATGAATTTGATCGTCTTCAGAATACCAAATCTTGATGTTATCTGAATCCATATCTCCATCCATTGCCAAAACGATATTATCTCTAGTTGTGATAACCATTTTATCTTGTCCAGCAAGTCCGATTTGTGGTACTAACTCGATATTAGTTCCGTAATATCTTACTGATTCTGGTTGACCCTCACCACCAACGAAGTGGAAAAGATTAGCAGTCTTTAAGTACTCGATATAATATCTGTAATAGTTAGTGTCCATGAACCAAACCAAGTTTCCTCCATCTGGTGC